CCCGCAGGCACCCGACAAACCTGTCGGCGACATCAAAGGGTCCGAGCACCGGCCGCAGAGCCGCCGCGAGGCAATCCAGAAGGCGTTCGAGCGCGCGCGCACCGAGAACCCGCCGAAAGCCGCCGAGGCCAAGATCGGTCACAACCAGCCGCCCGAGGAAACGCCGAAGGAGAAGGTTGCGGCCGAGAAGCCCGACCTGCGCAAGCGGCCCGAGCAGCCGCGCGACCAGGGACGCTTTGCGCCGCGCGAACCGCAGCAGCAAGGTCAAGAGGCGCAAGCTGGGCAAGTGCGTCAACAGGCCGGGCATACACGGCAAGTAGGTCAACAGCCGCAGCCGGGCGCACCGCTCCCCGAGGCGGTGCCTTATCGCAACCCGCCGTCGCGCATGACCGAGCGCGCCAAGGCCGAATGGCAGACGACGCCCGAGAGCGTGCGCGCCGACGTCTACCGGATGCACCAGGAGTTCGACGCGGGCTTCAAGCGCTACAAGAACGATCACGAGACGATGAAGACGTTGCGACCGTTCGAGGCGATGGCCAAGGAGCACGGCACGACGCTGCAGCGCGCGCTCAACAATTACGTCGGCATGGAGCAGAAACTGCGCACCGACGTGGTCGGCGGGCTCGACATCATCGTCAACAATCTGAACCTGCGCACGCCCGAGGGGCACAAGCTCACCCTGCAGGACGTCGCGTATCACATCCTCAATCAGTCGCCCGAGCAGCATAAGCTTCGCCAGAACGAGAACGCACAGAACGCGCAAAGCCAGCAGATCGGGCAATTGCACCAGATGGTGAACACGCTTGCCTCTGGAATTAAGGAGATGCAGTATGAGCGCCAGTTCGTGAAAACCCGGACGGCAATCGACCGCTACGCGGAAGACCCGAAGCATCCCAGGTTCGATGAGCTTGCCGACCTGATCGAGCAGGAAATCAAACTGGGCTTCGACATCGATACGGCTTACGCGCGCGCCGACAGGCTTCGGCCCGCGACACATGCGGCTCAGACCCGCACCAACGGCAACGGCACGACCAACCGCACTGTCGACCGCTCGATCCACGGCGCACCCGGCGTAGCCACCTCAAACGTGGCGTCTGGGCGCAAGGACGGCAAACCTATCGGCAGGCGCGAGGCCATCGCGAACGCGATTAAGCGCGTGGGTGGCTCGATCTAAAACGACCACGGCGGCTCAGACCCGCAACTCCACGACGGCTCAGACCCGGACATCGCCGCGACCAGCGCGCGTGTGCGTGCAGGTTCGCTTGTCCTGAACCAATTCCCGGTGGAGCACTACGGTGCCAAACATCAACACCAACGTTCACTACCAGCAAATCCTCTCGATGGCGCTGGAAGACCGGTCATCGAGCTTTGAAGACCTGGTTTCGAACAACAACGCTCTCCTCGCGGTCATGCGCCGCAAGGGGCTTTGGCAGACCTACTCTGGGCCGCGCATCCGCCAAACGCTTCAAATCGCGAAGCAGGTTGCCCAGTGGTACTCGGGCTTCGATCAGTTGCTCAATCCCGCAATCGATCTGTTCAACGACGCCTACTTCGATCCGAAGATGGTTGTCGTCCCGGTCATCCTGTCGATGCAGGAGATTTTGAACAACGAGGGCGAAGCGCAATTGATGGACGTTTACGACAGCTACATCGATGCTGCCGAGCGTTCTCTTGAAGACACGATGGACGTCGCGCTCTACGCCGATGGCACGGCGAACGGCGGCAAGCAGCTTACCGGCCTCGCGACCGCTGTGCCTGTCGTGAACATCAGCGGCATCTACGGCGGCATCGACCGTGGCACCGCCGTCATCTGGCGCACGCAGACGTTCGACGCGCAGACGGTGGCGCCGACAATCGGCACGCAGGTGAGCGCGACCACCATCCGCCCGTTCCTGAACTACATCATGACGCGTCAGTCGCGCGGTCGGCAGTGGGCGGACCTGCTCATCATGTCGCCTGAGCACTATGCGGCCTACGACGCCGCGACCATCGCAATCCAGCGTCAGACCAACGAGACCTCGCTGGGTCGCCTGGGCTTCACGGCGCTTGAGTACATCGGCGGCGGCAAGCGTGCCGAGATCGTGCTCGACGGCGGCATCGGTTCGAACATGCCCGCCAACACGACGTTCGGATTGAACACGGACACCTTCCGTCTCCGTTATCACCCGAACCGCAACTTCGACACGCTGTTCGACGGCGACGGCCAAATGCCCATCGATAAGGACGCAATCGCCCAGTTCATCGGCTGGATGGGCGAACTGACGCAGACCAACCCGCTGTTCAACTGGCGCTTCTTCGACAGCAACCCGGCCGCCTGATGAGCCTCCCTCGGGCGCGATTTGGTTCGGACGTCGCGCCCGAGGCTCCCTGAGGCCGCTCGTCGCAACCCTGGAGCGGCCTCAGGCCCCTCACAACGGAGAGCATGATGCCAATGCAAGACCCCGACGCCGCACTGCTGGCGGTCTTTCGTCACACGGCGATCCCGAACGCCGCGAAGACCCTGAAGGAAGGGCGTCCGATCTACGACGACATGGAAGTCTGCGAAATTCGCTTCCCTGGCAGGCGCGACTGGCAAGCCTTCCCGGCAACCGATTTCTCGCACTGGGCGCTCGACCCGCACACGGGTGGCCAGATCAAGGTCACGTATGCGGAACGCTTCGCGCGCCAGTATCAGCAATTCAAATCGCACGCCGCGCAGACCAAGTCTGGCACGCCGCTCACGCACGCGCCGTTCTTGACCGAAGCGCGTCGCGCCGAGCTTCGCGCGCAGAACATCTTCACGGTCGAGGCGCTCGCAACTCTCGACGGCCAGGACTTGAAGAACCTCGGGACCGGCGGTCGCGAACTGAAGAACGCAGCCGAGGACTACATCACCGAGGCGAAGGCGAGCGCGCCGAACCTGCAAATGCAGGCCGAGCTTGAGGCGCTGAAGGCGCGCAATCAGGTGCTCGAAGACGACATGGCGACGGTGAAGAAGGCACAGGCAAGCGCCGCCGCTGAGTTCGATGAAATGACCGAGGACCAGTTGCGCGACTACATCAAGTCGCACAGCGGCCATGCGCCCCAGGGACAGCTTACCCGCAAGACGCTTCTGCGGATGGCATTGGACGCGCGACCCAACAAGGCAGCGTGATGACGCTTCTGACTGTGGTGCGAGATGTGTGCGCGGTGGTCGGCGTCCAGGCGCCGACCTCGGTGTTCGCGTCGCTCGCCGCAAATCGCACGATGCAGGAGATGGTCGCGCTCGCGAACGAGATGGCGCAGCGCATCAGTTACGACACGCGCGAATGGTCGCTGCTGAAGTTGGTCGCGACATACAACGGCGACGGCGTGACCACGGCGTTCAATCTGCCGGTCAATTTCAAGCGCATGCTGCTCACCGGCAACGTCTGGCGCTCGACCTCGACGCTGCAGCCGATGACCTTCATCGCCGACACCGACGAGTGGATGCAGCGCCGCCTCGCGAACAATACGTCGAGCGCGTGGGGTGAGTGGACGATGCTCGGTGGGCAAATTCTCATCTACCCGCCGATGGGTGTCGGCGTGACGGCGACGCACGCCTACCTCGACCAGAATTGCGTGACGCGCGCGGCCGGTGGCGTGGCTGATCGCTTCGTTGCGGATGGCGATCAATTCAGGCTCGCCGAGCGGCTGCTGAAGCTTGGCATGATCTGGCAGTGGAAGGCGCAGAAGGGCTCGCCCTACGCCGAGGACATGGGCACTTACGGCGACGCGCTGCAGGTCGCGATGGGCAACGACAGCCCGTCGCCAATCATCATCGACCGCTTGCCAGCGTCGTTCTCGGGACGTGTCGCATATCCGTGGCCGGTGCCGTCATGAGCCAGAGCGCAGCATTCCGCCGCGTCCCGGTGCAGCCGCAGTTCGCGCAGCAACTGCAGATCACGACCATTCCGGCACCGACGCGCGGCATCATCCAGCACGAGAACGAGGCGTTCATGGCGCCAGGGTCATGCATCATCAGCGACAACTGGATGCCCACCATGAAGGGTCTCAAGTTGCGCGGTGGCTGCACGCGCTGGTGTGTGCTGCCCGAGGCGCAGCCTATCGTGTCCGGGTTCGAGTATGTCGACGGCAATCAGCAGCGCATGTATGCCGCGAACGCGACCAAGCTCTACGACGTGACGAGCAGCGTGCCGGTGCTGATCGCGTCGGGGCGCACGAGTGGCAACTACTGCGCCAGTCAGCTTGCGAACCTCTCGGGCTATTGGCTGATCGCGGTGAACGAGACCGGCGACTTTCCGCTGCGCTTCGATGGCACGACGTGGACGGTGCTCAACGCCGACCAGATCATCGGCCCCGCCGGCTCGCCGGTCGAGCACGGCCGCAATCTGAGTTACGTCTGCAAGTATCGCAACCGGCTGTTCTTCATCGAAACGAAATCGATGAACATCTGGTATCTCGGCATCGACAGCATCGGCGGCGCGCTGACCAAAATTCCGCTGTCGGGCGCGGCGACGCACGGCGGCTATCTGATGTTCATGGCGAGTTGGTCGATTGATGCCGGCGACGGCATTGACGACAAGCTGGTCATCGGGACGTCGGAAGGCGAGATTTTGATTTTTACCGGCAGCAACCCGGCCGACCCGAACAACTGGCGGCAGGAAGGCCGCTATCAGATCAGCCCGCCGCTCGGCATGAACGCGCACGACAACGTCGGCGGCGATCTGCTCGTGCTGACGGTCGACGGCATCGTCCCCATCAGTCAAGCGATCACCAAGAGTGCGGGCCAGCTCGAACTTGCGCTGATCACGCGCACCATCAAACGCATGTGGCGCGACGAGGTGAATGCCAAGCGCGGCCTGCCCTGGACGATGAAGAAGTGGGACGAGAACGGGATGAACCTGATCACGTTCCCTGGTGGGCTCCCTGGCCGCAGGTATTGCCTCGTGATGAACAACACGACCGGCGCGTTCGCGCGCGCGGTGGGCTGGGACGCGCTGTGCTTCCTGCGCATGCGTGGCGATCTGTTCTTCGGCACGCAGGACGGCATCATCATGCAAGCCAATCGCACCGGCCTCGATGATGGCTTGCCGTACGTCGCGACGATGGTGGGCGGCTGGGAGGTGTTTCAGTCGGGCTCGCAGGAGGTCGTGTGGCATCAGGCGCGCGCGGTCTTCTCGGCGCCGGCTGGTGAACCGTTCGAGCCGCAGATCGCGGCGACGGTCGATTACATCGTCGTCATCCCGCCGCCGCCGCCGGCAGGGCCGGACCCTGGCGTCGAAGACCTCTGGGACGAGGGCCTGTGGGATGAGGCGAAATGGGATCAGCCCGCGCCGCAAAGGAACGTCAACCGCAACACGATGTGGTTGTCGGTCGGCATGACCGGCTTCAGCCACGCGCCCATCGTGCAGATCACTGTCGCGCAACAAGCAACGCCTGACGTCGAACTGATCGCAATCGCGGCGGCGTACGAGCGTGCGGGCGTCAACGTCTAAAGAGGACACGCGCGGTCATGGTGCAGATCACGAGCCGAGATCAGATCGATCAGTACCGCATCCCGTCTCCGTTTTTCGGCGACGATCCGCGCGGCATAGTCGACCGCGATGCGCTGCAGGCGTGGTCGTGGGGCACGGACTACGATCCAAATTCCGATGCGCGCCGCGCCGCGATTGCCAAGGCGCTGATCGCGCAGGAGGCCGCGCGCGTTGCAGCTTCGGCCCCCATCGCTGGCCCGACCTTCGGTGGCGATACCGGCACGGGCTACGCGGGCGGCGGCGGCGGTTCTGTCGACGGCCAGGGCGGCATCGATAGCGGTCTCGGCGGCGACAACAATGGTGCTCCTGGCTCGACAGGCAACGGGCTGGGCGGCAATGCTGCGCCGGGTAGCGATTTTAACGAAGGCGCACCGACGACGTCGGTGAACCCCGACAATAGTCCTTCCGCTCCCACCTCCGCGCCCGAGACCGGCGCGCCCGCCGCCGCTCCCGGTCAAACTGCTGCTCCTTCTTCCAGCCCGTCAGAAACCGGCGCTTCCGCCGTCACGGGCGGGCCCGGCACCGCAACCGGTGTCGGCGCGGTCGCAGGCGGCGCGCTCGGTCTGGGTGATGTCGGCATCGGCACGGGCGTGCACGGTATGGGTGACATCGGCGGCAACGTCGATGTTGGCGTCACGGGTGGACAGGGGCCGGGCTTGCAGGGCACGAGCGCCCTTTCCGGGCTTGGTGAAACCAGCGGCATGCATAGCGGGATGAGCGGCCCTGCGGCTGTCGGCGGGATGACTGCTGCTGCTGCTGCCATCGCTGCTGCGCTCAGCGGCGTGCAGGCCACCGAGAATGATTTCTCGTCGCCAGCGCCCGATCTCGGCCCCGCCGCGCCGAACACTACTACGACGTCGCCGTCGCCCAGCACGGTGACCGGCCCGACGACCGGCCTGATGGGCATGAACACCAGCAACGCCGCGCTCACCAACGATGTCGACGTCACGGGCGCCATCACCGAGGGCGGATTGGCCGCCGCTGCTGCGGCACAGGATGCGGCGAATGCTGGAATGAACGACGCGGTGTCTGCCGCCATCGCCGATGCCATCAGCGCAGCATCGCCGGATAGCGATGCTGCGCTGATGGCATCGGCGATGGCG